CTATATCTGCTCTGGCAACTTGGTGCGTCACGCTCAAGAACAAGGTATTTTCGTTGTTCTAATTGATAGCGAGAACGCATTAGATGAGCAATGGCTGCATAACCTCGGTGTTGATACTGACGAATCAAAATTATTAAAATTGAATATGGCTATGATTGATGATGTGGCCAAGACAATCAGTAAATTTGTTACTGATTATAGAGCATTAGCAGAAGAAGATAGACCAAAGGTATTGTTTATTGTTGACAGTCTTGGTATGCTATTGACTCCCACAGACGTTAATCAGTTTGAAGCAGGTGACATGAAGGGTGATATGGGTCGTAAACCCAAAGCACTTACTTCTCTTGTTCGCAATACTGTTAACATGTTTGGTAGTTTAGGCATTGGCTTAGTCGCAACTAATCACACATACGCAAGTCAAGATATGTTTGACCCTGATGATAAAATCAGTGGTGGTCAAGGCTTTATCTATGCAAGTAGTATTGTTGTTGCTATGAAAAAACTCAAACTAAAAGAAGACGAAGATGGTAACAAGGTTACTGATGTTCGTGGTATTCGTAGTGCATGTAAGATTATGAAAACTCGTTATGCAAAACCTTTTGAGGGTGTGCAAGTAAAGATTCCATACGACACAGGCATGAGTCCATATAGTGGTATGGTAGATATGATTGAAAAAGCTGAGTTACTTAAAAAAGAAGGTAACAGTCTTGTCTACACTACACTTGATGGTGAAATCATTAAGAAGTTTCGTAAAGCATGGGAAGCAAATACTGACGGTTGTTTAGATACAGTCATGTTAGAATATCCAGCAAGAATGGCAAAACAAAGCATAAGTAGTGTTGATACCTCAGAAGGAGACACTACAGAATGAGTTTAAGTACTATTACGGAAGTTTGGGATGTATTGCGTGAGCATATTGACTTTAATGACCGTGCAGAAGCAGCAGATGCTTTGGTAAATTATTTGATGGACAACAACTATGAAGTTGATGATATCAAAAATGAATTTAGTGATAAAGATATTACTAGAGCATTGAAGGGTTATGCTGAACAACACTTTCAAGAAGAAGAATATGAAGACGATGACGATAACGAAGATGAAGATTGGGGTTAAATGTCAAATTGGCTAGCAAGAGTTAGTGCAGATATTTCAGTATTGCCAGATTTAGTAGACTATTACAACAATGAATTGCTTAGTGCAAAAAATGATGTAAAAATCTATGGAAATTTAGAGAAGAATATTTCTTCACTACCTGGCGTCACTGAACATCGCTTCAACCAATTACAAGAAGTTGAAGCAGTGCTAAATCATTTAAACATCCAGCTTAGGAAGATTCGTAGAAAGCATTTCCAAAAGTATCTTGAGGCATACAATCGTGCATTAACCAGTCGTGATGCTGAAAAATATGCTGAGGGTGAACAAGAAGTAATTGACTATGAAACACTAATCAATGAAGTCGCATTATTGCGAAACAAATGGTTAGGTGTTATGAAGGGCTTAGAGAGTAAAAACTTTATGTTAGGGCACGTAGTTCGGCTCAGGGCAGCGGGAATGGAAGATATTTCTCTATAATTGGCAAACCTCGTATTGACAACAGTACGAGGTTTTTGCTATCATACAACATTAAAATCACGAATATAAAATGACAACATCAATATCTATGCCACAATTAACAGCAACACAAATGCAAGCAATGATGGGTTTGAGATCAGCACCCAATTTAACCTCAGTCGGTACTAACATCACACTTAATGGCAACAGTAATTTTGGTTTTAGTAGCAACGTTGTAACAGGTCAAAATTGGTTAGATCCAATGAATATTGTATCCTCACCTAATATTAAAAAGTATGAGGTAGTTGAAACAACTGAAGATATTGTTGCATTAAGTACAACTGCACATAGAATATCAACTGAGCATAAAATTTATCATAAATTAACCGACCATGAATTGTTTGAACGAGTTACTCAACCTGACCGTGAATATGCACTCAAGGTAAAAGATTACTACAGCAAAAAAATAATGATGTGGAAATTGAAGGGCACCAGTAAGCTATCACCATTCCGTGAAGACATGAATAAGCTGGTGCACAGTGATGGCAAAACATTCAAAGAATCAATGATTGGTATTGCATATTGGTTGCCCAAGTTCTATGAATACGACACTGAGATGGATCTAATCAAAACTCAACTGAATACAAATCAAGGATTTGAGAAACTAGACAAAGAGGGTAAGCCTAAAGTTTTAAAACTATCATGTGAGTTAACCCCTATCAGTAAGACATATAGAATTTCTAAGAGAAGCAAAAAAACTGAATATTGGTTTAAAGATTCAAATTTAGATGCAGGTGTAGTTGTCACAATAGAAGATAAGAACCAACTTCAACATCTATGGGACTACATGTATGACAATGAGAAGTCATTAAAAATCAAGGGTAGTTATGTAAGACGTAAACTTGATGATTTTGAATACTTTAATGTTACCAATTGGGAACTAGATAGAAGTTGACAATAAATCAGTTTGGGCATATAATAGACTCTTAATCACTTGAAAGGGCCTGTTATGTCTTATGATATTGATGAGTTTGTGAACACTAACAAATTTAATGTTGAGTTTGATGGCGAGTTGTTTGATTATGACGAGGACCTGATGACTCAAACTTTTGAAAAAGACATTACTTTTGACACAATCAACGAGAATGCGTACCCAGTACTAGTGTACGAATTGAATACTAAAGCAGTAGCTTGGTACGACACTGAACAGTTTTTGGGTTATCAATCATAAACAATGTATGCCCAAACTTGACAATAAATCAGTTTGGGCATATAATACATGTATTGATTGATTAAAGGAGTTGCACATGGGAACTATTTCAATAAACATGAAACAAATGTCTAAGTGGAATGTTACTTCGGACAATGTAAAGTATTTTGATATCATTCAAGTCAACAAAGGTAAATTTTTCACATTAGATTCTAGGACCATTCAAGAATTACTGAATGAATTTGGCATCTTTTATACCTTTAAAATTTGACAATAAATCATTTTGGGTATATAATAGAATCTTAAACAGTCAACAAACAGGAGCTAAACATGAGCATTTTAACAGACTACGCTGAATTCTCAAAAACTGCTGAGTACAAACTAGTTGAGGGTGTTACGGGTCCAACATCACTATACAAACTCAAGCGCATTGTTGCTAATGGCATTGGCATTGATTTGACAGACAGTAATTACTACTTTTGTAAACAAATGATGTGTTTGGTTTCAATGGGCCGTGGTGGCATTGGTACTAAAGGCAAACGCTTGGCCCTTGACAAATATCAGAAATTGGGTTTGCGTCAAAAAATGAAAAACAACCCTAGCTTTAGTCGTAGCATTAAAGTAGACAATGATGAGATTCGTGTTTCAGCATTGAATCAAATTTGACAATAAATCATTTCGGGTTTATAATAACATCTTTAACACAACACAGGAACACACATGACTAGCACAGTTCGCATCATTTCAGGTACATATCGCAACAGCCCAGTGTCCAATCAAGTCTTTACACTTGTCAAAGGCTATCAACTTGGTGCTAAAGGTGGTTTTGTTACTGTTAAGAATGAGGGTCAGTTCCCGGGTCGTAGTTCAGAAATTCGTGTGAACGTTGATACACATGATTGTATTGAATTTGTGTCAGGTGATACACCTGTTGTTGAAGAAAAAGTGATTGAATCTGAAACAGAAGCAATGGATCGCATTGCTAGTCGTTTCGGTGTGCTTGATGAAATGAGTAAAGCCTGTATCGCAGGTGACATTCGTGCTATGATTGTGACAGGCCCTGCGGGTATTGGTAAGAGTCATGGTGTCACATTGCAAATGGAAAAGGCAAGTATGTTTGACAAGATTGCAGGCAAACGCCCTCGCTTTGAGATTGTCAAAGGTGCAATGTCAGGCATCGGCTTGTTCGCTAAGTTGTACAAATTCAGTGACAAGAAGAATGTGCTAGTGTTTGATGACTGTGATATTTGGGAAGATCAAGATGCTATCAACGTATTGAAAGGTGCATTGGATAGTGGTAAGACTCGCCGCATCAGTTGGAATAAAGACAGTCGTTTGTTGCGTGATGAGGGAGTGCCCAATACTTTCAACTTTGAAGGTTCCATCATCTTCATTACTAACAAAACTTTTGACAGCAAAAAAGCAAGCAAAATTCAGCCTCACTTGGATGCATTGCAAAGTCGTTGTCACTTTTTGGACTTGACAGTGAATAGTGAGCGTGACAAAATGTTGCGTATCAAACAAGTTCACCGTGATGCTGATGGTGGTTTGTTTGCTGACTATGACTTTACTCAAGAACAAACAGACGAGATTATGCACTTTGTTAATGAGAACCACAGCAAATTGCGTGAAGTGTCCTTGCGTATGTGTTTGAAGATTGCTGACCTCGTGAAGATCAGTGGTAACTGGCGTGAGTTGGCTAAGGCAACTTGCATGAAGAATTGAGGATTGTTGAAATGAACAAACGAATTAAAGAACTATTGGACCAATGCACGGATCAAACAATGACAAAGCCATGGCCGTTGATTGATGCAGAAAAATTTGCCGAGTTGATTGTTGGGGAATGTATCGGATGTTGTGAACAAGTTATTAGTGATCCTGTTCCTAAATCAGTTGACACTTGGCTTAACGGTGGTTCTCAGTGTATTGACCAGATTAAGCAACATTTCGGAGTTGAAGAATGAAAATCAAAATGCTAGGTAAGTTTATCGTTTGGTTGATTGGCAAGTTTGTAAAAATTGTTTTCAAACGACCTGCAATGTCATTTGTTGAAGCATTCATTGAAGCAAAAAAACTTGCACGGACTAGTCTTTCAATGACACTGGTTAGTTATGTTTTGGCTTCATGTTTTTCGGTTACAGTATACTGTGTTTTAGCGTCTGTTTTGTGTATGAACAAAGATTTAGATTCAACAATAACTAGTTTAATTGCTGCTGTGACACCAGTAACATTGTTCTACTTGAGTGCCCTAATTGCATCGTGGTATGATATGTTCATTGAAGACTACGAAAAGACTTTTACGATTCTTAAGGAATAAACATGAATTGGCGTATGTATCTAGCATTTTTCGGTTGGTGTTTTATGAAGATTTTTGGTGGTTGTTTTGTTGCCGCAGAAAATTTTCGCAATGAGTTAAAGAAGCATACAGCGGAACGCATCTTTGCTACTGCCGGCTATGTTATCCTTTCTATAGTTTTTATGATGGTAATCATTCTAACTTCATTATGGTTGGTTGAAGATAAAGCAACAGTGACTATGATTACAACAGGTTGTTTCTGGCTAGTATTGTTTACATTCTTTTACAATGTAATCAAGGCAGCATTTGAGTGTTTTTTGGAAGAGCGTGAACGAGTGTTTGAAGAATTGAAACGATAAAAGGAGAAGTGTATGTTTGAAGTTTTTGATGGTGATTTGTTTTTGTTTGATTGCTATGACGAGGATGAGGCCGACTTGTTACACGAGCAAGGCTTCACAGTAGTGCGAATCGTGTGATTGGTTTTCTTTCAAGGTTTGGGGGACTTAGGTCCCTTTTTTTGCCTTTACTATTGCTTTTCTTAATCATAAGTACTATAATACTTGAATGTCAAAAGTGAAACCAACAACAAAAGAACAACTGGTACATTATTTACTGCAAAACATAAGTTTAGGAACTTATGATAGACGGTTCCTTTCCAACCTACAACAAATCCAATTTGTACAACGAAGACCTGCGACCAGCAATCAAGCAGAGTTGTTGGACAAGATTACATTACGATATTTCAAACAACTTAAACGCAAAGAGATTGACGCAAACGAAATGGTTAAACTACCTTGGAGCATAGAACCAATTGATAGCATCCCAGAATACACTGATGCTTTTTGTACAATCAAGGATGATACGATTGAGTTACGCACACCCTACAAAAAAGAGTTTATCACTGACTTGAAGAAAACCGATCTACACTTAGACTGGAATAAGGATAATAGAATATGGAGCGGTGTCTATTGTGAACATATTTTGAAGCACTTCATTGATTGCTTAGACAAACACTTTCAGGTTATAAGATATTGCGACAAGACAGTTGAGATTATAAATAGTTTCGCAGAATACGAAGAAGCAACATGTTGGGATCCAACATTGAAAATTATCAATGGTAATCTATTGATAGCAGGGATCAACAATGCATTGAACGAAGCAACTAAAGATATACCACTAACAATTTCTCCCGAGACATTTGCAAAACTATCAATGCACGGTGTTAAAATTGATAATGATTTGATAAACGATGATCCATTGTTTAAGTTTGCGACAGAAACTAGCACAGTAAGAAAATACAATGAGATTGCAAACATTGTGAGTGAATTAAAGTCATTAGGTTGCGATTTAATTGTCATATCAGAAACTCACTTGAA